TAACACTTTATTTAATCTGTCAACTATATTACTGGCCACGACTTTTCTCCATCATACTTTCTAACTCAGCCTGACTAAACTCATAAACACTAGGATCAATTTTACCAGACATTTTTTGTTGTTGGTAATTTTCGTATGAAGCAAGAACATCTGTTATCATAATGTCGTATGTAGTGGCTTGTTGCTCAACTTGACTGGGCAACATACCATATTCTTTAGCCATACGACCTACCATAATCATTCTGGCTGTTCTCCATTCGTCTGGGTTGATGTCTTGCTTTGTGACTTTCCCAAGATTTCACCAATCTTATTAATTGCGGCTGCGGCAATGTCAATTGGTAAATCTTCATTTGCTTGTAATGCTGGCTTACCCTTATCATTAAGAATAAGTTTCTTAATCATCTTGTCTAGTTGTTCATACTGTTGGTCTGAACGAGCATTGAAGAACTCAAAGTATGTACTCAAGCCTACAATGTCATATGTGTGAAATGTGATTGTGTCGCCATACTTCTCAAACAATGCATCATCATCTAATGTGATTTCAATAAGTTTGGGTACGCTTGCTAATTCTGTAATGTTCATTTGTTTTTACCTTTAAATTGTTGTATTGTATTTATTCTTTGTCAATCTCATCTTCTAGTAATTGATTTAACAATGCTAGACGAAATTGTTGTTTTGCTTTTAATTGTTTAATAGTTGCCTGCATGTTATCTAACATTGGCATTTGTTTTGCTTCATCTGCAATTAAACTACGCAGTTTTTCTTCTGTGGTTTTTAACCATACATCATGTTGTTCACTCATTTGTTCCTCACTTAAAAGAAAAGGGGCACGAAGCCCCTCTTGTATTTGTTTAATTAATTAAACAACACCGCTAGTGATAGCGCCATCAACAGCGATACTCATTGGAGAGATCCATACTGGATTCTCTGGAGCAACTGTTGGTGCTAAACTAGAAATATAACCTGTACCTGTATAGTAGTAAGCGCCATTGGCGTTACCATTCAAATACAATTTCCATGAAATATTTACTTTGTTTTCGCTTAAGCCTGCAACACCATAGTATGGTGCTGTGTTAGCTGTTGCACTTGCATTACCAAAATATACTGTTCCATCAAGTACCATATTAGTACTGATTTCGTTATCAGCAGGTGTAGTTACCTTATTCATATCTGGTGAACAGAAGTCTGTATAAGAGTAAATGCCTGTTGAGTTTGTAACAGTGATATCTTGTAAGCAAGTAACACTCAAACTGTTTGCGTTAACGTTTGCTATGTTTGCACTAACCAATAGTATTGGCTGTGTGCCTGTTGTGTTTACTGTAATTCTTGCCATTTGATTTCTCCTTAGTTAGGCGTATTAAATTCCATTCTTAGCATTCTGAATGTCCAGGTATGCTTCTCTGCTTGTGTAGGTCCATATGTACGAACTTGGTCAAAATCTCTTTCAAAATAACCATCCATTAATTGCACACCATCGTCTTTGATGGCAGTAACTAAATTTGCAATAATAGCATTGACTGCTGTATTGTATGGGTCATCTTGGTATGAAATATATGTTATTCCAAACTCATCGTATGCATGATATATAGAACCGCAATATTGTATTCCTAATTGATGAGGATTTCTTTCTACTGTGTGTACATCACTCACATAGATACCATAACGAACAACTTCACTATCGCTAGGGAAGTCACTGTATATTGGTATGTTCCATGCTCTAGGTATATCACGGCGCAACACATCACTGATTTGTGTTTCAGTAACAGTTGGTGCGTTCAATACTGAGTAAGTTACTTCAGCCATTAGAAATATCTCCTATCACCGTTGAAATAATCAACGTCTGCTGTCCAATTTTCTTCAAGTTTAGTTGTTGGTCCTTGTGGACTATCTTGATATAAATCATAGAAGTTCATCAACTGCAACGCTTTTGTCCATTCATCTTCACAACGCTTTTTAGCGAATTCATAGTTCTGAATATCAACCTCGTTCATGTTAGACACATCGGTTACTAGACTTTCATAGAAAACTAATATTGCACCGAATGTATCTAAGCGAATTAATGTTTGATCGTTTTTAATGAGCAAACTTGGGTTGAAACTTGAGATCAACTGACCATTTGGCAGGTTAGCATAATAGTAAGCACCAAGAACGGTGTCGCAATATTTTTGCCACCATCCAAACTCTAATTTGTAAAGCCACTCTTGTGAACCGACTTTAAAGTATGGAGCCCAATCAACATTAAGAGCTGCCGCTCTGCGCTCCGCTGCCGGATCGTAGAACATGATATCCTCTACTGTTGCGTTTGAGATTCTTTGATATGGTACTGACATATTATATTTTTCCTAGACTATGAGAGAGAGTTGCCTCTCTCTCTATTCAAATTAGTTTTGAAGGATGTTAATAGCACCGCCTCTACGTAAGTCACCAACGCCAGAACCGAAGTAACCGACACCAGTTAACCAAATTTGCAATCCACCTGGTACTTCACCAGTCTTTAATTGCAAGCCTTCTTTCATAACAGTAAAGATTGCACTGTCACCCATGTAAGCACCAACTAATACTGGTAGACTTGCTTGTCCAACAACAGTACGTGAAGCTGATTGCAAGAACGTGGAAAACATGACCATACAGCCATAAACTGATTCAATCTTACCTGTTGATAACAATTCGTTACCAAGAGCAGATAGGTTAGAACCACCTGATTGTGATACTGCACCACCAGTTAGTTCAGCTAACAAACGATTCAATGAAGAACCAACTTGTCCACCAGTGTAACCTGATTGTGTTTGTGCATCACCATTGCTGTCCATAACGATAACTGGAGTGCCAGGCATACGAGCGACTTTAAAGTTCTGCTTAACTAGACGGATACAATCTAGGATAGAGTTTGATGTGAAACCATCAGTCCATGTACCACTAGTGTTAGTAGCACCGATAACTTCCATAGCACCTAATTGTAGAACACGTGCAAATCCGTCAGCAGGAGTTTGTGTGTAGTACAAGTTACCAGGAGTTGCTTTGAAACTCAAGAATGCCGCTGTAACACGTTGGTCAACTTTTTCAGCGAATGACTCACCTAATTCAGCACCAAGCGTTGCAGCCAATGTGAATGATGTAGTCCAGCCGTAGAAGATATCGAACGCTGTTTGTGCAACTGCAGGAGTTGCTGTAATTGTACCTTGACCCAATGCAGGATTCTGTACAACAGCGTTACCAGTACCATAGGTACCGCCAGTGCCGTTAGCATTGTAATCTTGATATGTGATAGGTGCGAAGTTAGGTACTAAGAATGTTTGACCTTGTGTAGGTGCAACAACGTTAGTAAAGTTAACTAGACCTTGTGATTCGTGCATAGCACGTAATGCGAAATTTGAAATAGCTGTTGTAAAGCCATCGCCCTCATTATTTGGGCCGCCTAAGACGTATGCCATAATATTTTCCTTTTATAAAATTTTGTTGGCTCAGAGTACTTTGCGACTTGAACTTGAAACTGTCGCTGATACACTTAGACCTTTTAGACCAACTCCTTTGCCTAGACCATTTTTATTAGCCCATGCATTGAAAGCTGCCGGATCACGTGAGTAATCTGGTATTGCCTCGTCTAATGCACCAGTGAAAGAACCTTGTCCAGGTCTTAAACCAGATCCAGAATTAGAGTTACTCTGTTTCAATAGCTTTGGATTACCCACTGCTACTTCTTGTACTAATCCTTGGATTGTAAGTGGCATTCCATCAGATCCATAGCGTTCTTGACCCTTTTGATTAACAATAGCATAGCTGCCATCATCGTTCCATTGAATATTGTTTTTAACTTTGTTCAATGCGTAATCAATTAAGTCTGAATCAAATCTGTCACCCATCGCTCTTTGAATGTCACTATCTAGTTCCTTCTCACGCAATCTTTGCTCTTTAGTAGCAAGGTCTTGTTGAAGTTTACTAAACTGCTCATGCAAGTCATTGGTTGTGACACGACCGTTCGAAACATTTTGTTGCTTTGGTTGTCCACTTGGCTGTGCGTTGCCACCGTTTTGATTTTGAGCCCCTACACGTGCCATATATGCTAATGCATCTTCAACAGATTGGAATTGTGTTCCACTCGCATTTGAAAGTGCGTTTAACAACGACTGTGTTGTGCTTTTACGAATAGCACCTGGGTTAACGTTTTGCTCTCCTGCTTCACTCACTGAGTCCTGGGCAGTACCAGGGGCTACATCGTTGCCAACGAAATTTTGATTGTCCATCTTTTCCTTTTAACTTTACGTAGTTAGCGATTGTGTAATGTATTTATGCTATATGAATATGGAAAGATTTATCTACCTGTATTCATGCCTTGCAACATTACTGGAGCGACTTGTTGTGTGTAGTAAGTCATACCTACATTAGTATCTGGAGTGCCTGCACCACCTAGGATTGAGGTGTTGTCTGCTTCTCCAACACTATTATCATATTCTGCTTCTTGTTTACCTGATTCTTCATCACCTTCTTCACCATACATCTCATGTGTTGGTATCATGCTTGGTGTTAAATCTCTACTGAGAACTTCATTGTTCTGTTCAGTCATTAATGTTCGTAGATCAGGATCAGCGATAGTTTTGATGTATGCTTCTTCATATTCTGGTATTGCAGTATCAGGGGCAAGCATGGCGATGATTTCTTTTGTAATCAATGATTGAACCATTGCGTTATCACCAACAAGTTCTTTTGCTGATTTCATTACAGCCATTCTGTAATTTGTATCGTGTGCTTCATAGTCTGTATTGTAACTTACTTCACCTGCCCAACGAACGTTCATAAAACGTGCGGCAAATGTATAAATCATTTCTTCTGTAACTTCCATCAATCTTGCTTTACTTTTTGCAAGACGGTGTAGTTGTTTGCGTTCTTCAATAATTGCAACACCTGAAGCAATTTGGTTCTTACTATTGCGTAAGCCACCTAAGCCTGTTAATGCTTCAATCTGTTCTAACAAATCTTGTTGTGTCTTAATGATTGCGTCAACATCACCTGTATCAATTGGTATAGCTTCAATCTGTCCCTCATTAGCAC